TTCTTAGAGGTATCAACAATCCTAATAACACCTTTGCGATTCTGTTTAATCGCAATACTTGTTGATTTCTTTTTACCTCCAGTTGGTCTTGCAGGTTTTCCTCTACCTGGATATTTCTTCGGAGGAAGTGGATATCCAGCTTGTTTGAATGCTTTCTTAGCAGCCTTTTTACCACCAAGTTTCTTAATTTGATTAAAATTCAGATACCTAGTTTTACCTTTGTCCGGACCCTTTGTAATGGTGTACGCAACATACCAGACAGGAAGTGCTCTTCCTTTTTTATCAAATACATATTTGACCTTAGCAGTCTTAACCTTTGGTTTTGGTGGAGGCGGTGGATCATCCGGCAAATCAGGCGGCGTCACAATTGAACCAGTTCCTGGTGGTTTTGGACCTGGATCTGGTGGATCTGGATTATCTGGTTCATCTGGTAGTACTGGATCTCGTGGAAGACAAGGTCCAATTGGATCTGGAGGCTTAACTCCCCCACCTCCGGTACTACCGCCGCCTCCGCCAGGATCCACAACGCGACCACCGCCGCCATCTCCTCCAACTGGTGGTGTTACTACTTGTGGAGTTACATCATCTTCAGCTGGATCTGTGACAGGTGCAGTAATTCTACCTTTTCTTGGTGTAACCTTAACCCTGGGTCTTCCAACAGATGGTGGAGTTTTTGTAGTTTTACCTCTAATGATTTTAATCTTTTTAGTTACGGTTTTACTACCTTCATCTGCACCAACACAACGGAATGCATCTTCTGCAAGTGTTGTAAATAATTTATCATCCTCAGTATTAGTTGGAGAATCAACTAACCTGAATAGTTTTTCACCAGCAGTGAATGCATAACCGAACTTTTTCTTTCTATTAGCATCAGCAGCAGGAATGAAGAATGAACCTTGAACATGTCCTGCATCATCAGTAATAAGTCTCTTACGGACAACTCTACAAACTGCTTTACTGGTATGTCCTTTCAGACGCATGTTATCAGTAATGAATCCCCAATACTTACCCTTTTGTTTAAGGGACATAATGAAAGTATCAATATTCAGAATTGTGGAGTTAGATGCATACCTTGTAGGCATCTTAGTTTTAGTGTATGGGTTACGATCATACACAGTGGTTGGTTGATTAAATGGACCATACTTATGGTTAATTGCAGCAACACGACCAGAGAATCTCTGAGCCCAGCGCCATCCTCTAACTGAGTTAACTTTAATCTTATTCTTTCTGACCTTAACTGAAATTAGACCTTTCCTTCTAGCACGTTTTCTTCTTGCACTAGATACACGTTCACCCTCTTGGAACGTACCTTTTATCATCCGAATTTCGACCAGTTTAGGAGTAACGGTCTTCATCACTGGAATATTATCGAAGAATGGATATACCCTTGTAGTGGGTTTCATTCTCTTCGCTTTAAATTGGATGTTTCTCATCCGCATCCATTTACGGATTGATAATGATACGAACTTTTTACCAACACGAACTTTGGTTGCCCAGAATCGTTTGCCTATAGTTCTCTTACCCCATCCTTTTCTCTTTGGTCCACATCTTTTCTTAAGAACTTCTTTTCTAGTTCTTTTCCTTCCCTGTTTTGGTATGAAGTCACCTCCACATGCTCTGAGTCTGCGCTTTCTTCTTCCCTTTAGTTTTTCTGATTGTTTTCCTGCATACTCTCCACCACGACGACGACCACCTTTTGTCTTAGTTCCTTTCCAGTGATCTCTCCAATCTCTCCACATAACACCACCCCAACCCCAGTTGGGATTATATCTTCTCTTCCTTAACTGTCTCTTAGTAAGCCAATATTTACCTTTACGGTCACTTACTCTTCTTCCACCTAAGTTTTGACGAACCCACGCATCTGTGTCGGGGTTAAGTTCAAGTATACCTTGATAGAATATATCAACAAACGTTGTTACAGGGACATTATCAGTTGCATATGGTTGAGCAATTTCAACTACTTCATCATAATCAAGACTAATTACTCTACCAGTTTGTCTGATATTTTCTCCGATTATGTTAGTATCAAATTCTGGATCAAGAGTTCGTGCATCAACAGCATCGGTTCCAATACCTAAAGAACTGAATGTTCCTAATTCTAGGTCAATTTGAGTAGTGTATGGGGCAGCTCTCAATTCTCCTTCCTCTGTATCTACAGAGTTTTTAAGAATTGTTAATTTCAACTGATTCTCAGCATCAGAGAAATCATCTACAAAGAATCCAGATTTAAATCTATTAAGACCATTACCATCAGTTATCTTCAAGTTAGCGGTAGAAGATTCTAGAAGATTCAGTGATGTATAATATTCAAGTTGCTTAATACGTTCTTCAAGATCTCCAATGTCATCCATTGTATAGCGTTTATGATCCGCTAATTCAATACTTGCCTCATCAACATCTTCAAGATAAGCTGGAAGTATAATGGTAGCAACTTCAATTGCTGCATCTCTATCTGCAGGAGGAGCAGGATCTTCAGATGGAGCACCTTCCACCAAATGGAATACACCAGTTTCATCTAAGAAAACTCTATCAGTTCTAGGTAAATAAATTGAGTAATCTAGATTAATTGTTTCATCGGAAGCAAGAATAAACTCAGAAGAGTTTCCTTCACCATCAAAAGATCTACCTAAGAATTCAAATGGAGATCTAGAACCTTCTGCAACATTATAAAAATCAACTCTTGGTCTGATGTCAATAATATCACTATGTCTTAAATCACCAGTTTCTGGGATGTCTTTCCAATCAAAGTTTTTATACGAATCGACTGTTGTAATATCTCCAGTATCTGCAGAATCATAAGTGCAGAACTCATATATTATTTTTAATTTTCTTCTTGGAGCTTTAGCATCCTTGTTTCTTACTATTCTAGCATAATCGTAAATAGTATCTTCAAATCCATCTTCCAAGTCATACTTGGATGTGATGTTTAAATCAGATCCTGTTTCTTTTACAAAGACTGCTGTTGCACCAGACTCTTTAAAAGTAACTGTTTCTCCAACTTCATCAAATGCATCATCATTTACTGGAATATATCCAATGGTTGTATCATTTATTTTTTCAATTACAATACCAATAGCTTCAGTTTTTGTTCCTTCAAACCTTTCACCAATAATTAAATCTGATGTAGTTTGAGTTGCTCCAGTAAAATTACTAAATTCTAGTCTCTTTACATCTGGTTCTTGAGTGTTATCAGACTCAAAGATTCCTAGAATTTCGATAACATCTGGTCTTAATAAACAGATTTCTTCATCCTGTACTCTCGTTCCATATGGATATCTACCATAAGTAAGACCATCATTTAAAGTTGTTCCACCAACACCTGATTGAGGAACTCTGGATTTATCAATAATAATAGAACCAATTCTATTTCTTATCTTTACCTTTGATTTATTATTGAGCTTCTGCATCGTTGCGATGAGAACTCCAGTTGTATTAGATCCTAATCCCTTAATGGTTAATTGATCGCTACCACTAGTAAAATTAAACTTATCATCAGTTAGTTCTTCAATTGTTCCATCATCTCTAGTCAGAACATATCTACTAGCATTAAATGGTAAGAATTTAAAATTATCACCTGCAGGTATTGCATTAGTCTGCTTATCGGTGATGGTTACATTAAATGTTTTTCTAACTACAAGAGTAGAATCTTCTAAATTTACTTTCGCAACAAAATCTTTTGGAAGTTCTGTATAGAGAGTATTATCATCAGAACTTTCGATAGAAGCTTCAATTTTTTGGAAATTTGAAGCCTGCATTGCAGACGTTGGAAGAGAACCAGTATTAATTCCCACGACTGAGGTTATTGCCTCTAGTCTCATATTCCTAACGGCAACAGCAGTTACCCTATTAAATGTGGGAATTTCTGGATTCTCTGGATTTGTATATGATACAAGATCACCAACATCAAATACTTTGTTAAGATTAAAGTCTGCTACACTTACAGTAGAAATACTACCAGAAGCTGCAGTTATGTTTACTGATAATCCAGGTGCTGGAATATCTTCAGATGGTTCTAGAATAGTATCTGCACTGAAGTAAGTTCCATTGGAATTTTCTCCATGAATAGATCTAACTTGCTGCAGACCAAATTCTGTTGCTTTCTTTACAACTCTTTGATTGTCTTCAACTCCATTGAAGATTAACTTTTCTCCAACGTTAAATCTTCCTTTTACCTCATATGCTGTAGCAATACCAGAGTTAGAAACATCAAATCTAAGGTGTGCTGTTGCCCCTGTGGCCTTTCCTCTGATCTGAATAGGGGTTTGCAGTGTTACTGGTGCATTTAATTCAAATTCAACATATGGTCTAACATCATACAATGCAAGATCCCAAGTATTGGTATCTAGATTATCTCTGTTATATGTACCATCTTCTAATTCATAGTCAAACACTCTAGCAACACCAACTTCTTTACCAGCGGCTATTGTTTGTGCGGATCCTACTCTTTCATCTCTAAGAGTAATGTAAAAACTTGTTTGAATTCCTAAAGTTGGATATCCATATACTCTATTAATGGATAAAGTTGGACCAGTGGAATATTCTACTGGTTGATCTTTAAATAATTTTGTAGTTCTTGGTTTTTCAAAATCTAAAAACGTTGATGATGGAATTTCAATTTGAAATCCATTTACATATGCTTTGAAGGGTGAAATTTGAATAACACCTAGATCATCACTAGGTTCTTGTCCTAAACTAGTAAGTTGTCCAGGATCATATATACCACCATTTCCTTCTTTATCATTTAAAGACTCTACAACTTCAACTTCTGGTTGATCTACATAAAAATCTCCAGCAAGATCATCAACTCTTTCTGCAACATATTTTGCGTTTTCTGTCTCTTGCTTACTTCTATTATTATTAACAAGTTGTCCATTCTTGACAACCAGCAATTCAACAAAGTTTTCTACATCCTCTCTTTCATCAAGATCAATTTTTACAAGATCAATTTCAATTTTTAATCTATCGGCACCAGGCGCTGTAAAATTTGAAAATCCTTGAGCATTATCAAGAAGATCCTCATCTTCAAGATAAGTTTCGATTTCTTCAGTAACAATTAAACCAACTCTATAAGATGGTTGATCATCATATTGATCTAATAGTAAAGTTTTTTCTTCTGCTTCTACAAAGTGTCCTCTAATATAATAAACACCATCGTTAATGTGAACCGCAGATCCAATTTCATTAGGATTTTCTTCAATACATCTAGCAAAAGAAGATCCTGCTGCAAATGTGATTAAATTCTCTAAATTTTCTTGTATTCCAGAATCAGGATCATCAGTTTCAAATTCTTCAGCTAAGTTATTAGTCGTTTGGAGTCCATCTTCAAGTACTAATTCTTCTCCAGCTATAAATCCGTAGAACTCTGAAGAGTTAGAATCTGAACTCAGATATGTAACGTAATAAGTATCAAATCCTCTCTCAGAACTAGATCCTGGAAGATATGCATCTACTCTTGCTCTAACTCCAGAACTTCTACCTACAATAATTTCATCAATTACATCTGCAGAATATTCTAAGATTGATTTTCCATTAAAGGAATCATCAACCATAACGCATGGATATGATTTATAATATTGAATTTCACCACCAGTTACTGCCTTTCCTTCTTTAAAGAAATGATCACCAAACTTTTCTACCTGACTTTGCAGTATAGACTGCATAGTTGTAAGTTCTCTTGCCTGAACAGGAAAACCAGGTTTAAATAGAACTCTATAGTAATCGTTATCACGATCAAAGTCGTCGTAGTAAGGAGAAACGTTTAAGTTAAATTCCTGTGGCATGATTTTTTAGAATTGCAGAATGACCTTAATATCTTCTTTTTGACTCTTTGATCTTGTGATCGCGGGTCTGTTATCGACATAAATTATGTCTCCTGAATATTTCTTTACCTCTGGAGATGCAATTCCTTCAGCAAAGTTCTGACCCAGGTTATATGTAGTATTATTTATAGAGGTAGTTATACCGCTGAAGTTTTGGTCTATTTGAAGTTCAATTGATCCACCATTAATAGTTAATGATCCTCCAGCATCTAGATCGGACGTAAATCTGTGTTGAATATAACCATACTCTGGAATTCTTTGAGTTCCATCAGTATTAAATCCAACTTGAGCTTTATCCTGCCAGTACTTAAGGACCCCAGTCGTTTCATCATAAGAAACTACTCTACCAACAGCAGTGCTTCCCAATCCGACCTCTTGTGTTATCTCACTATCAAAAGTAAATGATGCAGAACTATATCCAATACCTGTTAGTTTTAGTGCATAAACAGCACTAACTTTATCATCTGATATTAACTGAGTTGATCCAATTTTTGTTGGATTATGTACGATTCCAACTCTTGCAACTTGGTTTCCAACAACGAAATCTGGATTATCGGAATCATTTTCAATACGAGTATAGAGCAATACATTGGTTGCTCCCATTTCTCTGTAAATATCTGCTCCATGTCCCCCTGCAGGAGGAATGATAACATCAAATTCAGGTATAGTTGTACCAAAAGAAAGAGATGAACTTGAAAGGTCAACTCTTCCGTGGGTATAACCTTCTCCACCATCTGAGACTGTTATACTATCGACTTTGGAGTCATTGTTAACAACAATAGTACATTCTGCACCCTCTCCATCACCACTGATGGGAATATTTGCATATGTTATACCACCAGTTCCAAGACCAGCTCCCCTATCTTTTATTGTTACAATTTTAATCTGACCACTTGTTTCTGCATTATCCCTGATGGAATCAAAGGTTGCATCTGTCTCCCAATTTTTTGGAACGGGAATAAAATTAACAGAGTCAAATTTTACGATATCAGATGGTTTAATAGTAAACAAATATTTCCAAACATATCCATCTCCACTATCCCCAGGAATTTGTGGCTCTAAATCTGTAAACAGCGGTTCGTCAAGCGAAGGTTTTCCATCAGGAGTTTCTGGATCTGTTCCATTTTGTAAACAGATATAAACTCTAAAGTCACTATTCATCACATAAAAGTTTGATGAGTAAAGACTAGTCGCGTTTGATGGTTTTGCTAAATTTGTTCTACTAATGTCGTGACGGTACATGTCATAAGTCGTACCAGAGCTCCAAGTAATTTTTCTAATTACCTGTCGAATGTCTTCTGAAGAAATTTTCTTCATTGCAATCATGGTATCCCAATAATCAAATTCTTGCTCAAAAGAATCCTTTGGAGCAGGGGGAGAAGTATCCCAAGTAGCAACTACGTCCGTTGGATTCGGTAAACCAATGAAGGCATAAAAAGCATTATTTTCTGTATCTTCTGCAAGATCCAGAAAATTTTGCGTATTCAAAATCCTAATTTTATCAGTTATGATTGCAGACATTTAGCTATGAAACTTTTCTAGTTATTTATGAAAGATAATTCAATGCTTTTAATGGATTTTTTCTTCTCAAGATAGGCGATGTATCAATACCAATCACACCATTGTCTCTCTTGATTTCATATGTCTCTGGATTGGGTCTTACGATATTATCCAGTCTTCCCCAAGAGAAGTTTGCAAACGTTTGTCTAGAAAGGAATGAAGAAAGTCCAAGTTGAGAATAATCTTCAACAACAGTAACAACTTTAGTATTGTCTTCGATAATCAATGTTGCTCCATCTGCAACAGTTGTAGAATTTCCGGACCCTACAGAATAAGAACCAAGTCTTGTTAGACTTGCAATGAAGTCATCTTGTAATATTACAATTGGAGTTCCAGGAATAATATCATGAACTTGATAAACATTATCAATAAATTGATTTCCTTTAACCAAATCAACTCCATCTATTTCAATTGAAGTTACACCATATCCAACTGTTGTTGCATTTCCGACCGTAGAGTCTCTTATGGTGAAGAAGTCACCCGTACCAATTCCACTATAATCAATTGTATTTCCAGCACCAACAATTTCTTCATTTTTCATTGGTGAGTTTTCTGGAATAGCGAACTCAAATACAAGACCTTGAGAAGTTCCTGCTCCAATCGTTGTAGTTCCAATTCCAATAACTTCACCAAAGTCTCCTGCAAAGTCAACTCTGAATACTGTTTCTGATTTTGGAACTGGTGGAGTAATTAGAACTGGTGGTGGATTATTATCATCATATCCAGTTCCTCCAGTAGAAACTGTGATGGTTGTTAATTTACCAGAAGAAATTGCGGTTGTAGCTTCTGCTTGATCACCACCATCATCTTTTGGTTTTCCTATAGAAATAGATGGAACTTCAAAGTAACCACTTCCAGTATTTGTAATATTAATTTGAGTAACAATACCTGCAGTTACTGACGCTGTTGCTACCGCTTCTGATGTTAGATCCTGACTGATTAAATCAACGGTATTGATGTAAGTATCAGTAGTATTCTCTTTAGCGTTATCAAAGAAAGTTTTTACACCTTCTATCCAAATTTGTGTACTAGCAGCACCAACATCGTATATGATGTTAGTTAGAGGAAGAATAGCAGCTTCATAAATGTCTCTTGCTTTGTTGATCTCACTACCATCAATAACGAGATCAGTTGTTGCACGACACCAATTAACTGGTCTTTCAATAAATGGATCATTACTAATTCCAACTCCACCATACAGATAAGTATCAATAGAGTCAGTTGAAGTAACATCTTTAACAGATCTATCAGTTTGTTTTAGAGATAAATCATCACTACCGATCGTAAGAAGGTCTCCAGGAGAAACAGTTTCAAGAATATCTACAAATTCAACATCAACATCTCCAGTTCCTCTGTAGAAAATAATCTTGCATGTATCTCCAAGTTTTGGAGCTTCTGTAAATCTAATAGTACTACCACCAGGGAATACATACGCTTCTCCAGGAACCTGTAGAACGTCATTAATGAATATCAGAAGAGTTGCCTGAACATCAATTAAAGATCCTATAGCAGCTTTGATTGATGTTCTAACTCCATTCAATCTAATAGCAAATCTTGTGAATTCTCCGTTAAACTGAGAACTAATATCATCAATTACCTGTAGATCTCCAATGGTCCATCCAGTAAACTGATCTGTCTGAGTTTGAGTAATGTAGAAATTAAACTCATTAAAATCTAATGTTGTCGGCAGAGACAACGTTGGTGTAGCATGAGGTCCTAATACGGGAGGAGCATATGCTGCGCCATCACCAATTATTGTAGTAACAATTCCAACCAGGTTGTAAATTGAAGATACAACATCAGAGCAACTATCAAGTGTATAAGAAGATCCATTATTATAATCTATTGTAGTATCCGTAACTTGAGTCACAGAACCAGCAATTCCTTGATATGATGTAGGTAATGTTTGATTGTTTATAACGAATGTTGAAATACCAGCAAGATAGTCATATGTTGCAATGGTCTCTGTTGTTTCTCCCGTCACATAATTTAAAGGACCACTCCAATACTTATTACCTGCTGCAACTGCATTTGAGTTTCCTCCAAAGAATAGATCATTTGCTAATGCATCAACAATAAATCCAGTATCTCTCTCGCACTTAGTTTGATCGTAATCAGGATTGGCGAGTAGAGCAGGATATGTAGCTGTTGCATATCCGACAGCTTCCTTAACAAGGAATTGTCTGTTAGAAGCGAGAAGATTTCCAGCATCAGCAAATCTTCCATGATACATGTACTGAATACCATCAGTTCCACCAACAGAAACAGTTAGTACATTATTAATTTCATATCCATATCCAACATTTGTAATATCAAAGTCAATTACACTAGATCCTTGTCCAACTACAACATTAACCTTTGCAGCTCTTCCTCCAGTATCTCCGATTGAAGTTGTAGAGTATGATGTTGGAAGATTATCATATGGGAGGGGATCATCAAAATCAACAGTTAGATATTTCGCAACTTTACCACCTCTAGCATAGAAGTGATCTAGTGTAGAAATACCAGTATTAACCTCAAATTCAGTATCACTGTTAACTCTTCTTACGCTTGTAAATTGAGAAGCAGGATCAGACTGACTATCAGAATTATTTTTGAGTCTTGGAGCAATAATTATACCCTGAACAGTTCCACCACCTACAAAATAATTTTGTTGTGTTGTAACTCCAATATTGACTTCAAATTCTGTAGCACTGTTAACAGCAATAACTCCTGTTCCATTATATGCAGGATCAGTTGTTCTTGGATATGTATGTACAGTTGCTCCATTATCTTGAGTGCATGTAAATGCAAGTCCAGATAGAATAACTTGACTGAGTTTTCCAAATGAAGTATATCCATGACCCACAGAAGTGGTAACAGTCATAATTCCACTTATATGATCATACTGAGCGGTAGATACTCCTAGTGGTGGAGCATAATCGCAAGTCATTGCAATTCCAGACAAGACAACTTCATTGCCTACCGATAAACCATGTGCTGTAGATGTTGTAACAGTTGTTAGACCTGTTATTGAAGTGTAACCAACGTTAGATACATCTCTAGGTGCATAGAAGACTTGAGGATTTGTAACAGCCACACCAGT